TGTGCTGTATAATATGGATAATCTACTCTTGTGTTAATATGTGGATATACTGGTGCTGTGACACTTGCATTTACTACAAAGTCTTGCCAATTATCCCATAAAATCCTATTTGGTACAAAGAAGTAATGCATTGATACATCTACTCTGTGCATAATTGGTGCTAACATTGGTGCAAATCTTACCATTGCTTCGCATGAAATTGTATAATTATCTCCGGGTACACATTCATTTACCAAAATTGGAATAAGATTACCCATATCGCCACTAAATTTAAAATCGTGGCTTAGATCAAACACATTCTTTTTTGGTTTGACCAGTTGAACTGAATTAAATAGATTCGGTTTCATCGTTTTTCTTTTGTATTAGTTTTTCGATTAATTCGTCGAGTTTTTCTAATGGTACTACGACTCTTGTATATGAATATCCGTTATGCGCTACTAAGACAATGTTTTTGTCCCATTTATGTACATCTAACTTAACCGCGCCTTCGTTAGTGTCAAAATCTAGTGCAATCATAACCTAATTCCTCCACGACTTACATAATAAGTCCTTTTTTGGCTTGTGCCACGTTTTCTGCGATAAGAACGTCTTCTTCTCATTTTGTTTTGTTTTTAATTGTTATTGAATATTAACTATTTTTTCTTCCATCCAGAAGGTGTATAATTTTTATTGTACCATGATTTAATATCATTTAATCCATTTGACTTTAAATATTGTCCTGCTGCTCTAAATATTATATTGTCACCAGGTTGTACACCCATTTGTTTTAAATTAATATCCAATTGCTTTAATTGGCTATCTTTTTTCAAATTGTCAATTTGTTGACGAATTTGTTCTTTTTCTACTTGAGTTTTTGCTCTTTGTTCTCTACTTGATAATATTCTTTCTACTGCTTCTTTTAAGTTAGAAGCGTTTAATGCTGCTGCTCTATCATTTGCTGACATTGATAAATCAATATCAGTTGTAAGTTTTCTTAAACTTTCTTGTGCTGCTTGTAAACTTGTTTGTCTTAATTCTGATTTCAATCCTAAATCAAATTTAGATACTTCAGTTCCCTGAATTGTTGATGCTGTTTGTGCAGCTTTAAGTATTGCATCATTTGTAATACTTGTATTTTGTGCTTTTAAATTATCTATTTGTGCTTGTTTTAATTGTACGTCATAATATGCCGACAATCCTTGTTGTGCTATACCACCAACATTATAGTTTGGTGTTTCAGGATTCCATCCTTTTACGTCCGTAGATCTAACTACTCCAGTTTGATTGTCAATTGTTCCCTTACCATAAACCATGTTTGGATTCAAACCAGCCATTTTTAACCTCTCCATTTGTCTTGCTGGAGAATTATATTCGTTTTGCATTGTCCAATCTGCTAAACTATGTTGTCTTTGCAAATTGTACATTTTCTCGTTCCATTCACGAGTTTTTTTATTCATTCTACCTTGTGCATATGCTTGTCCGCCTTGTCCTGCTGCTGCTATTCCTGCTGTTATTAAGCCTGCTGTTACTGGTTCCATGTTTTTGTTTTTATACTTTCTTTTGTGAAAGTAATTGTTTTTTTTATTTTACCAAATTTTTTTTACTTTTTTTTTGCTCCTTTTTTTGCTACGTACCTTCGCTTTTTCGTCGCTTATATTAAAAGTTTTTTTAATTTGGTGTCAATAAACACTAATATATCAAGGGGTATTAGTGTTTATTTGCGAATTCCATTCGCGTAGCTGGTCGCGTCGCTTTGCTCCTTGACTTGCAAAAAAAAACCATCAAGTTAACTTGATGGATTTTTTTCGCGTTGTTTATTCCGCTGGTTTTTCAGATTCATTTTCGGTTTTTGTTAAACCTACTGTTGCGGTTTGCTGATTACGTAAATTTTCCAATTCAAATATGAAATTTTCTTTGTATTGTTGTCTTTCTGCTAAATCCATTGTTCTTGGGTCAGGAATATATTCTGAATCTTCATCTATATTTTCATCGTATATAGGTTTAAATTGTTCTATAGGTAAACCTCTAGCATACCTTTCCATAATTTGTTTAATAGACATTGCTTGGTCAGGTACTGTTAAACTTTTTTGTTTGTTAACTTCGCCTTTATGCTCTTTGTAATTTAGAATTGTGTTAAATTTTTTCATTTTCTTTTGATTTTTTATGCATTTGTCTAAACAAATTTAAGTGTCTTTCTGCTAAATATGAAAAATAATTTATTCCATGTTTTTTCATTTCTTTTTCATCGGATTCTAACATAATATCCTCCATATGTCTAACTATACGATTTTTTTCACTTTCAGAATACATTTTGTCTTTATAGTATCTAGGCATTGCTATTTTTTTGTTGTCTTTCATTGGTACATACATTCTATTTTCTAGATCATCTTTATGCCAATTTATCATTTTTTCAGTTAAATAGTTTTTTCCTAATCCTTTAGACATTAATTGAAATTCTTTTTGTCTATCATCATTTTTGTGAACTGGTATTTTACCTTTTTTACTCATATATTTTAATGTATATCCTATACTTGCATCAGTTACATCTCCTATAAATATTGAACCTATTGGTTTATTATCCAGCATCCATGCTTTATGTACTATTTCTTTGTTTGCGTTAAATAGTATAATGTGGTAATGAGGTCGCCATGTTCGGCTTCCATATTCCCCGACAGCGTAATACTTAAGTTTATTACGTGATAATTTTCGTAGTCTTTTAAAAAATTTTTGTACATCTGCTTTAGATAAATTTTTGAATCCTTTTTCGGTATAATGTAAGTTTTCATTTTCATATGTTAAAGTTACAAATAATGCGGATGTTGATATATCTCCTTCTTTTACTAAACGAAAAGACCAACCAGAAGTTTTTCGTTTTAAACATGCGGGGCATTTCCCACATGGTACTGGTATTTTCTGATTGGTCCATTTCGCTTGCATAACATAAAAAGGAGTTATGCATTTAGTACTCATAACATTGGTGTACCAAACTTAGGCATAGGCCTTACTGCTTTAATTTTATTGTATACATGACAATAGAGAGAATCCGCACCTTCTTCTACTGCGAATATACGTTTTGTTGCAGCTGGATCACATTCAATAAATGTTTGGTTTAATGCCGGTTGTGTTGCAAATTTTCTACCTAAATGCCAGTAGTCCAACGATGTTCTAAATTCGCCGGCCACCCGACTTGGCATGTATTTATACTCTGCATATCTTGGTACATATCCCCATGTGTCTTCTGCTGTTGATGTGTAAGCATATAACTCTTGGTTTTGAACTTCTTGTTCTCCAATATTTGCAAAAGATGGCCAAAAGTAGTCTAATGTATCTTTTTTCAAATATGTTCTTGGTATACCTTGTTGATAAGCGGTTTTTGGCATTACAGACATAACTCCAATAATATATCCATGTTCTTCACAAAAATATTTACCGTATTTTCCTGAAGTTACTCCTATACCATGACCTGCCATATTACCTTGAGGAAGACCGTCTGCTTGTCCAGTTGTATTAAGTACTTCTGAAATTACTATAGGTGATTTGATACCTGTAATATATTCAGGTCTTTGTAACCTTGCATCTGATGATTTTACTCCAAAATGCATAAGTATGTTTTCAGTGTATCTAGTACCACCTCTTGCATTTTTTTCTAACCATTCTTGTAGACGCATTGCTCTACGTAAATCGTTAATTGTACCTGGTTGAATCTCTAACCCATCTGTTTTTGCAAATACATGTCCTGCAGAACCTGGTGTTGGTGTTGAAAATCCAGTTACTGGATACATTGGTGATGTACCACTAGTTGCCCATCCATATAAACCTAATGGTTCATTTGAAGTTGTAAAAACTGCACTATTTAAATGTATTGGTGCATCTCCTTCTATTGAACCTATTGGAATATCAACTGCGTTACCTTTTTGTGCAAATGGTAATGATGCTGTAAAATAATCATGTTCCCATGCTCTTTTACGCATTGAAAGTAATGCCACTGCATTTGCTGTATTGTCTCCATCTATTAACTTATAATCTACAGTAGGTACTAAATTTTGGTCTCTGTAGTACTCATTATATACACATTGATAAGCTGCAAATGGTAATGCATTTATAGGTGTAGTATTAGTGGTTGGATTTGGAGGTACA